GCCCTTCTTTCCTTACACAAATAATACTACCACCAAAACCACCACCAAAACCTAACCATCATTTTCTAGCCCTTCTTTCCTTACACAAATAATACTACCACAATTCGATCAACAAATCAACCACCAAAACCACCACACCAAAATCAACCACCAAAACCACCACCAAAATCAACCACGAACCACCAAGCCCAAAACAAACCACCAAAACCAACCACGAACCACCACCACCAAAACCAATCACGAACCACCACAGCCAAAACCACCAACAAACTAACAGCCTGATCTAGCCACAACCAAAACCACCACACCAAAACACATACCACGCAACCACGCACCAACAAACACAACACAAAACAAATAAAGCCCATACCTTCCAATTATTCATAACAAAAATACCCCCATAAAAACAAGTAATAAAATTAGCCCTATTAATTATAGCCAATATCGTATATAATGAAACTACCGAAAAGGGAAAGGGGCAAAAGATGAAGAAATATAGCAAGCAAGATATTCTATATAAAATGAATCGTTACGGTACAGATTATAATGCAGTTGTTATTTTCGAGAATTATGTTGACAGTCCCGAGCACTATTATGAGGTTGTAAACAATGATGGAGAATACGAATTAGTAGAGGAAGATTAGGGGTAAACTAAATGAAACACCGTACGATTAACTATTCGATTAATGGATATTTTAGCGATTTAACCATAGAAATTGTGTTATCCGAAAAGGTAAAAATATCAGACGAAGCAGTAAATAAATCTCTCATGATCGCAATGAACTATCTAATAGAAAACATGGAAACAGAAGAAACAGAAAGCGCCGAATAGGGCGCTTTCTTTATCTCAAGTTCAATAACTTACACATCTTAAAATAGTTTTCCCTCAAAACAGGGCTTTCAAACCTTACAACCCCGTTTAAGTATAATCTTTTCAAGGTACGTATAAACTCACGGGAGTTTTCAACCGCTATCATGTTCAAATCGTAATCATCAATGGTTAGTGCAATAACTTGTTTATCGGCTGGCACTTTATCGTTAATAAAATAAATAAAACTACTAGCATCATACCAGCACGCGAATACATAGTCGTTAAACTTAAAACCATATCTATATTTAGCCGTCGAGGGCTTTTTAGCTATGAACTTATCCGTGGCATTAGTAAACTTGTTACCCGTGATATAATCGCCGTACTTAGTACCATCAGCAATGGCACCGCCAATAGTATTTAACGATTCATCTTTAAAACTCTCGGGAGCTACATAGTCCATCAATAAGACAATATCACTACCATCCTTAGTGGTGCCCAATTTGTATTGAGTATATCCCTTTTTAGGCTCGTTGCTGATATGTAAAAATCTGAATAACGGGTTTACTATATTGCATGAGTTTGTAAGCAAGAAAAATGTTACATCGCGCTTTTTACGTGAGATCGTAATAAGCAATGATAGTATAGCCCCTACCTCATCAACTAAATAGCCGGGCGGGCGGTTATTTTCTCTCAAGTACTCGTCCCAAACGATATATTTGACTTTAGGAAACGGGACACCCTTATAATCCTGATAACGTGACGCAATTAAGAGATAACAGAATGTTCGCCATTCGGGCTTCTCTTTGTCTTTTGGTCGCTTGGCTATCTGGTATTCAGAGCCTACCAGCCTAAAAACGTAGTCCTTAAACTCTTTATCGGTTGCCACGTCTGAAAATATATACTTTTTAACCGCCCTTAGTTCTGGCTCATAACGGCGGATATATACACATTCTTCACCGTGTTTAATAAAGCGTTTAACGCAATGCTTCAATGTGGTGTACGTTTTACCAATAGAACGCGCACCTGCTACCATTACAATGTTCGCATTGTACGAAAGTGCCTTGTTTATGTTCCAATACTTAGCCATAGCCTATATATTAACATATCGTCTTACTTGCCAACTATTCCAATTATAATTTCCCGCACAATACGCGTTAGCATCTTCACGCAATTTCGGCCCCTGGCCCGACCCGTGACCAATGCACTGGTTATTACCTATATACATCTCCACGTGTGTTGTGTTTGACCCATACCCAAAAATTATCAAGTCCGCGGGTTGCATTTTGTCCTCTGGTAGATTGCCGCCGCTGCCTGTTGCTATCTGTTGCCCCTGTTCGGCTTGTGCACCTGTCCACGTACCAATCTTAAGGCCACAAACTTTCTGATAACAGTACCAACAAAAGCCGCTACAGTCGGTATAACCAGACGTTTCAGGAGATAGCCGCCCCGCGCCTTGGCTGTACTGAAACTTTCCTAAACAAGATCGCGCAAACTCTACTAATTTTTGCTGTGCTTCCGTTCCTGTAGCGGAGCCGCCGCCCGTGTTACCGCCTGTTATAGCTTCACCAGTATTATTAAGTGCAGGTTTCCACGTTTGAGGTGAGACGGGCACACATACAAGCCCGTTTTTTAGTCCGTCGGTTCCGTAGATTGTAAGCGTATTATTATATAACGTAATATGAGATATAACATTCGCTAATTCTTGAGTGCCTGAATTTTCGCCGCCCTCGCCCGTTCCTGCACCGCCATTTTGTCCGAAATCGGGCGGCATACTTTCACCGTCCCACTCATTAAGGCGGTTATAAACGGTAGTGTAGCGGTTTCGGTATTGCCCTAATACACCATTGTTTAAGCATACTTGGTAGATTCTATCTAGGGTGGCACTACCGCCTGCGGTTGCAACAACATTACCCGCACGGGCGGGCGATTGATGATACATGCTCATAGCGAATATTAAGGGTTTGGGATTGCCTTGAGACAATCCCCACCCCTCCAATGTCGATATGTATCCCTCGAAATCTGTTATAGCTTGGTTTTCTTGCACAATATGCGATTCGGTAGAGGCGAAAGCATTTGAAACACTTTCGCCCTCGCTCTGGTTTAGATAACGTGCATTCCAGTATCTACTGTTCTGGTCATTGCTCGAAAGCGAACTTTTCAAGCTATCCGCCAACATTTCAAAATCGGTGGGGCGCTCCGATTGCATGCGGTTTAACAATGCGGCGGCGCGCGTTCCGTACCATTGCATCATACCAATAGTGATTGGGTCGTTGTAATTCACCGACTGCCAATTCCAATTACTTTCTACTTCGCCAATTACATACATGGCGTAATAGCATATGGTGCGCGTATCAGGCATTTTAACAATTCCTTATGAATTATTAGCATCTGCAGGAATATCATACATTAGCATAGCGTTTCCGTTTATTTTGAATGATTGCACGTTCTTAATTCCATTAATGACCGGCGTAATGGCTCCTGTTTCGGAGCTAATATCTAATTGTAAATTACACGCGGCGTCACCGCTCATAGCACTTCCCACAAAAATACGCTTGTCTTGCGTCGGTAGATAATCGGAGGGCAAAACCTGTGAAAATGATGGGATTTTAGGACTGCTGCTGTTTGTAAAATTATATGTGATAGCCGCGTTCATGCTGAAAATTAGTATTTTCGCTGCTGGATGGCAAAAAACATTGCCTGCTACCGTACAATTACTACTAGACGCATTTAATCCAGATAGCACAATTATAGGTGACATCATCGCTTGTAGTGCTTGAATTGCATTATTTGCCGATTGAACATTCTTATTGGTCGTTTGCAAACCAGTTTGCAACTTGCCTATATTGTTATTAGCAGTCACTAGGCCAGATTGCAATGTTGAAATGTTACCGTTTGCCGTGCTCATTTGCGATTGCAAAGTAGTAATCTGCGTGCCCTGTGAACCCGTCAAAGTCTGCAAGGCGCTAATCTGGCCTTCCATTTCGGTGATAGTTTCACTAGGGATTAGCCCTGCCACGCTTGCAAGTGCTGCATCGGTAGCGTTAGCTAGTGCATTGTAATCAGTTACCAGGTCAAAAAGCGCCGTACTCTCAAGTGTTGGCAATGAATAGTTAGTAGTAGCCATTGTTTTTAATCCTCCTCTATATAGGCAAGTGCACCGTACTTTTTAAGATCATCCCACGTGTGAATAGTCTTAGGTGTAGACGGTGTATATATTGTATCATCAATAGCATAAGGCTTGCACCGTGCTAATACTTGCTCAAAGTTGCCAAAATCGACCAAATCAAGCAGCACCGCTGCATAAAAGGCAAGTTGGTATAGTGTCCAATCGTGCAAGGCCGTAGTAACTTGTGAATAGGTCATCTCACTATATTTCGTTTTAAACTCTGCATAGGTTGCCGCGTAAGGCCTCGCTGCATTGAACAGTTGCTTATTAATGTAAGGGGCGTAATGTTTGTTACCGTCTACCACGGGGGACACCCACATACTAATACCCGCATAGATATTAGTAATACGCTGGTCTAGTTCTTCGTAGTTTTTCGCGATTTGATTCTTCAAAACGTTATATAACGTATCGGAGTATTCTTTTGCCTGCTCTAGATTATCAGCTAGGCCAGCATCGAGAATAGACTGCGAAACCGCTTCGTCATTTAGCTTTAAAAGTGCCTGTAGAAGCCATTGTATTTGATCTTCTAGACGTAGCGCATATTTCCAACTAGGTGGTAGTGGATACTGGTATCCCTGGTAGGCAAAATCAAAATCATCGGGATAGTTTAACATGCTCATTTTTGCTATACCTCCTTTACTAGTAAACTTGAATAAAACACGGCTCTAACACACCGAAAACAATTTGAAGTGCGTTATTCACGCCCGATAACCACTCACTCAAGGCCGTTGATACCATGTTATTAATACCATAATGCGTTGACACATTAACTGCATTATTGGTATTGGTTCCTGTCGATTGTGTAATGTTAGTCGCGTAATTTTCGCCGCCCTCTTCGTATAAGCGATTTTGTGGCGTGATAGAAAAAATCTGCTCGTTTTCACTTCCTGCATCGTTGGTCGTGGTTGATTTATCGCCCGTCATATAGGACAACCAGGTTTCGTCTTGCGCGGCTTTTTCAAGTGCAACAAAAACAGGATTGATAGAAACCATATTTTCATCTAACGCCCTATTCAGGTAAAAAATAAATTGGGTCGAGGTTTGAGCGCTGATTTTCCTATAGCGAAAATGATTAATAATCTTTTCATTCAACCATTCGCGCTTGCTTTCATCCCATATAGGATAATCCCTCATACCTAAATCGCAACCGTATAATCGAATAAGGCTATCCAAATCAGGCGTATCGTAATAATTATCATAACTACCAGCTACCAGCATTTTATATCCACCCTTCGTTTCCTGTTAGGGTCGGGTAACGTGCATCGTCTGGCTCCGCCATATGTGGAACCGCCCATGAAACGCTAATTGGTTTTTCCAACTCAAACGTACGATTAACTTCTTCGCAAAAACGTTCGCGACACATCAAACGAGAACGGCGCAAAAGCATAATTTGCTCGTTATTGCTCATTGCTTCTTTTGTTTGCACCCTCTCGCGCTTTTCAGTGTTTGAGTTATCAGCACCGAAAATAGTCATAGCAAGATCAAGAATTTTCTTCTGGTTATTGAAAATATCCTCTGCAATATAGGGCGCTTGTGTTTGCATAACTTCGGGGGTGCCTGTTCCTGCTGCATCGTTCAAATATAAAACCTGGTCATTGCGCTCAAGCTTTGAATACAACTCTTGGTTTGACTTTAACGCCTGTTCGCTTGTTCGGATTATATAGGGCGTGCGTTGGGCTCCTGTGTTGAGATCGGCTATAGAGTCATACGTTGCCAAACGGCGCGCAAAGTATTTAATATGTGAGTTGAGGGGGGTACGTCTCATATTGTCGAAACCAACTACACAATCGCGGGGGCGATAGGTTATTTCTTCACCCTCTCCCGCGATTCCCCACGGCTGATTGTGCCTAATCCAGGTACGCCCAACGGGACTAACTAAAGTTACTTCGTTAGGATTGTAGTAAAGGTTATAGGTATCTACAGGCGTGCACTGTGCAAACAGAAAGCCCCCGCTTTCCTGAAACAGACCGCCCATGCCCCAATTAAGAAAGATAAACTCTAACGCGCGTGGGTCAATCCCTGCTGGTAGGTTTTCCCATTTAAAAGCAGCTAGGGCGATATTCGCCAAATAATCTTCCCAGAACATGAAGGCTTGATTGTCGTAATACTCATATTTATTAGAGTACTTCTCTCGTATCCAATTGCGGCCTATTGCCATATCGGATAACGCAATAGGGTAGTCTATCGGATATTCTCCCGGTTTGAGTTTTTTAGTCATATAACACACCCCCTAATGGTTCATTGTCTGCAATATCTATATTACCAATTTTCGTGGCATCTCTCCACACCGTAACGCCCTTTTCAAAGATACCACGTATCGTTTCTTTTGCGCCCTCGTCTGCACGCGAGCAATTAAGGTATACCTCTTTACATTGCCAATAGGTGAAGTTTTCCATACAGTTTAGATTTTCAGGGAGTGCCATAAACTCATGAATCGCGTAGCCGTATCTAAGGAAGTACTCGCCAACTACATGCTGCATGTTGCTATTGATATTCTTGAAACGAATAGCAATTTCAAAAATACCGTTACACAGATTAAAACCGTCACCGCCTTGCTGCCCGATAACGCTTGGCTGTGATAGTGCCATGTCTTGCACGGTTGCGTTAATTCCCGCAATTGTATTCTGGTAGTCTCCTTGTGCTGCCCACTGCGCAAGATCGGCGTTTTGTGTCGCGAAGCCTGATTGTAGGGCTTGGTTATTATTGAACTGTTCATTCGCTGCCCAATAATCAACACCCGCGCCGACTAATCCCATAACCGCGCCGCCAACATTGCCTCCCGTGAGATTGCCCACGGTTCCCAGTGCTGCGTTAGCTATTCGGCTTGCGTTCTGAACATCCATATTGGCTTGATTATTACCCAACTGTTGTTGAGCCTGGCTATAGGTCAACTGTGTTTGGGCGTTTGACTTATTAAGCGCCCAACCCGCGCCGCTATATTGCCAGTTACGCGTGTTAACTGTTGTAGCCTGATAAAGTATGTAATTATCGTTAACGATGCTAAACGTCGGCAAGTTGTTAAACCATAGCGCATTGTCTATATAGTTTTCTGGTCGATAGGTGCCCTCTCGCCTTGGTTCGCTATCATCGAGAACAAAATAATAATAATCTTCGTCATTTGGCAAGCTACCGTTTACGCCCACGTCACTACCATAATACGGCACATAGAAAGCAAGACGCATATAAGGAGGGGCTGCGCATGCCACCTGTCGCAAGGCTAGCGCGTTTTCGTTAGTTAGTTCTGGCTTTAACAATAAAGGGCTTCCCGTGAAGTTGGTTAGTTCAATTACCGAATACGGGTAGCATAACAACTTTTTTAAGTTTCTATAACGGTAGCTTATGGATTGTCCTAAACGGTTAGCAAGCGATTGTCTATCAGTCCAAAACTCACCTTCATCGGGTGTTGTGCCTAAAAATCGAGCATTTACCCCGTTTAATTGCACGTCTGGGCCATCGGTTAGAAACGCTTTAGGAAAGAGCGTAACCGATAAAATAGTACGAGCTACCCATGGAGCCTCGCGCAACCGTTCGCACAATATCTTGTAATCGTCTGGTCTTAGTTCATACACGTTGCACGAGGAAATAATACCATCGGTAAACTGTCCATCTGACGTTCTAAAAGAAGGATTAGTAATGGTGCCCCAATCTGCCGCAAGGTCGCCCGTTGATTGGACAATCAATGAGAGGCCGTTTAAGTCCTCCGACCCTTCCGAACGGTTCACGGATAAATTAAGAACTTGCACATCTGATATGTTGTATTCGTTGCCAATATCCAATGATTCTGGTACCGAGCAATACCGCCGCCATGTATAAGGTGCATTGTTATTAGCTACATTACAACTTGCTTGAATAGCGGCGTGCCCTCGCACTACAAACGCTTGGCTAATACGGAAGTTGAAAAGATACGTTTGAAACACATCTAATTGTAACGTGATAGCCGTAGTAGACGGGTTAACCATAGCAACAGACGTTATAAAGTAATACAGCTTAGGCGGTGTAAGTTCTCCAGGTACGGGTTGCTCTGGGTTTTCTACTACACAATAGTTATATGTATAAGCCGCGCTATACGGTAGCCCTAAATTAATAGGCTCATTCGGTTTTAAGTATGAATAATTTCCAAGTGTTAATGAATCACTAGTTAATGATGTGAAATAGTTATCCCTCGTTTCACGGTCTGCAAAAGAAACCACGTCTTTATATGAAGAATCCCATGTCACACGGCAAAGTGTGACACGGGATTGTGCAGGCCATGAGGAGGGAGTAAAAGAAGTTTTCATTGCTCCCCCTTTAATTTTAACCCGCTGAATAGCCTACCTTGTTAAGTTCAAGGTTTGCAAGCTTAGTATTATTAGCTGCTGCATAAGCCGTAATGTTAAGAGTTTCATACGTGCTATTGCGTGAAACATGTAACACGTTTTGATCGTCTACATACGTGCCTGTATCAGGGCTGATAACGTTAGGCGCGGGTGCACTGGTATCGGTCGGAGCGGTAGCGCTTAGATCAGTAATCAAGTAAAATACCGCTTCGTCGGTTGAGGTATCACTGTAGGTTACTTTCGGAGTAAGTTCGATTTCGGCTCCTGGTTCAAGTACAGCATTATCGGCTACCGTATTAGTCAATGCAAGACTTACACTAGTCACGGTCTTAGCGGTAACACTTCCTAAATTATCCTCTTCCGTAGAAGAGAACAAAAGCATATTACGCATATCAGACAGCGCGTAAGTACCCCAGTGATGCAAGTAACTAATCCAATCGCGGGTACGCGGATTATAAATAGTGTCATTTGCCACAAGGTTATCAGCGCAAACATAGGCGCTCGCATCAATGAGCACCGCTTGTGCTCCTGCAATGTCAAAGTCATCAACTACAATGGTTCTCTCAGCAATAAAGTTTGCTTTATCCATATGGAAGGCCGCCGCCAAAACTTCAACATCAAAGTATGCAAAAAATGCAGGTGTCCCCAAAACTACCAGCTCGTCACTAGATACGGGCATATGCTTTGGATTGTACTGTGTCTTAATGAAGTCGCGCATCATTAAGTAATGCTCACGCATTGCTACTGCAATTTCTTTTCCTGCTGCTTCTTTGTCGCTAGCAGTTGCAATATCAGGTACTTTAACAGTTGGCATTGTCCAAGCATCATGCGCGCCCTTTACGAGATTACGCATAATCAAGTATTCATCCCATTGATCGGACTTTAACGGTATTGCCAAAATGTCATTAATCATACCCGATAAGCCGCCATCATTAACAAATGCTTGCCGCAACTGGTCGCGATTGTAGCGCATAGGGTAAACATCCTGGCGGTTCATGCTGTAGTAATTTACTTCAATATCAGGCTTTGGTGCTCCAAATGGATTAGTGTTATTAGGGTCATAACGCTCCGCAGAAATAAGCCCGCCCTGAATTTCCTGCACCATTCCGCCGAATTGCTGCTCTCCACGCTTCAATGGCGCGAGTGAATTACGGAATGAGTTAGTCTGAAAAACCGTTAAGCCAATACGATTTACCAACAAATCATTGAACTCATTCATAATTGGACTATACGCGTCCAACGTTTCAAAAATTTTCGCGATATTGCCGCGCGTTGCTGCGGGGATTCGTTCCTGATAACTCGCCGATGCTTCACTTCGAACCATGTTAAGCACTTCGGCGTTACTTAGTGTTAGGGTTGCTGGCATTTAATCCTCCTTCATTAGGTTTTCTTTAACTTTATCTTCAATAGTTAGTTCTTCGGCTTCGTCTGGCTCATCCTCATCTTCAGAATTACCAGTCTCCGCCATGATTAGTTCATAATTCTTGGCTTTTAAATCAGTGTTTTCGCGGCGCAGCTCTTCAATCTCTTGATTGCGCTGTTCGATTAATGCTACCTGGCCGTCGTTATATGACGTAAAAGCATCATTAATATTGGATAAATACGCGGGATAATCTTCAATTTCATCAGTGATACCCGCCAATAGTTCGAAAATATCCACCTGTTTTACCTCCTAAAATAAAAGGGCTATCAGTGATAATTATACACCAATAGCCCGTATCTTTACAGATAGACCGTACCGAGAAAGTGTCGAGCCAGGGACAAGGGACTATATCACCAATAGCCGCAAGGCTTTGTCTTATGGTGATACTTTACATACTACTTATAAACGGCGGCACTATCTGTATAGATAATCTTACTTTAAAATCATCCTTCGTTCAATAGTTAGCAATGCGCGTTTAACCAGCGCTGCCATGCGCTAGCGGTGTCATAACCAAGAATACCATCTTGCGCAACCCCGAGAAAACGTTGCATCGCTTTAATAGTTTCTGGTCCCATAAAGCCGTCATCTTTTACACCTAATAATCGTTGTATCGCTGCTACGAGATTAGAGCCGTTGCCGCCATTATAATTAATAGCTCGTGAATCAATGCGCGGAAAATAGCGTTTGAGGCTAGGGTCTTGGTTTGACATAACACCGTCTACAGGAGTTCCGAAATAACGCTGTGCTTTTTTATTAGTGTTTACACCAATCCAACCATCAACAGCAACATCGCCGCCGTTAGAAGTTGTTGCGGAGGTGCTAGACCCTGTATTTGCAATTTCGTTAAATGGAAAATTAACGCCTGGGCAGTCTGTAGCACAAACATCCTTATGCCTCTGAACTTTAGAAATTCCGTACTTAGATTTTAGGTAAGAAACCAATTCAGAGCCCGTCTTGCGTTGTGTCTCGCCCATGGTTTCCGTCATAAAATCGCCCTCAAAGCATACACCTAATGAATCGGAATTAGAACCCGACGCATGAGCTCCTACTTTGTTTTCTGGTCGCAAGCGGTAAATTTTTCCGTCCTTACGCACGAGGAAATGATAGCCCGCGCCCGCCCAACCTTTGGCCAAGTGCCAAGAGTGAATATCTTCAGCACTGCATTCGATTGCGGCTGCATGGTGCAAGATGATTCGTGTAGTGCGTGAACGATTAGTCATCGCCTTAAAAGAAAGATTAGTTTCAATAATATTTACACTCATTTTAGCCCTCCTTATTATCGGTAGTATTTTCGCCAAAAAGTGACAAAAATTTACTTGTTTTTAATTCAGGATTTATCTCGCCTAAATTTTCCAAAATGCTTACTATTTCGGTGCACGAAATATAAACAGCCACACCCATATATACCGCCCCGAAAACATCAGGCAAGCCCAAAATAGGCATTGACCATTCACACAGCCAACCAAGCAAAAGCGCAAGAATGAAACTCAACTTGTGCATAAGCCCTTCTCGCATCTTGGTACTTGATAACTCGCTTTTAATTGCTGCTTTAATAATCCCCGAAACAAAATCAAGAATTATAAAAAGCATCACAACTAAGGCCGCATATAATTCAACTTGCATATATTACCCCCTTATAGTAAATGGCCTTTCTTCAAGTATAACGCCGCCTTTTACCAACTTAGGCACCAATTTATAACAGTCTTTTGATAAGTATTTGTTATTGAACCTATTCATATCTTTAATTAGTTTAGGGTCATTGGTAAAACCTATCTTGAAATCATCAAAACTCATTACATCTTTTAGCCCTTGTGGCATACCTGCACAAGTATATGAGTATTCACCATTATCAAGTTGCACGGCGTAGGTTTTCGGTCTGATAAAACGGCATTTCTTAAATCGGTATTCGCAATCGAAATAACCTAATTTTTTAGGGTCGGTTTCTAGCCACTCGGGGACACCGCCAAACGCCTTGATACTATCGGTATCGCTATAGATATAATTATCACCAAACTTTACCGCCGTTCTAATGAGATAGTCTCGCGCATAAGCGGTAACAAACGATGCAATAGGGATATAAACAGGGTCTCGATCGTCACCGTCTACCAGCTTATAATGAACCGTATCATCTTGTAAAACGGGTATTTTCTTGCTTCCCTGTATCTTTTGCCCGAACTTTCCATAAAGCGAATTATTGCATAATTTCGCCTGAAAACGTTCACCTGGATTAGTCGCGTGCGTCTTATTGTAATTGTTAATATCTATATAATCGTCAAATAACCCGTATTGGCTATTAAACTTATAAGCCCCTAAAAAGTCGATTATATCCAAGTCATACATATCCCGCATAAGTTCTATATCCACACTTGTGAACCAGCCTATCAAAGGCTCCGTAATATTGCGCTGATACTCCCTAGGATTGAATTTCGAATTGTCTTTAATCTGTATACAGGGCAAACACCGTGGCTTTAACTTGGCTGTATATTCTATACAGGCGACATAAAGGCCGTCTAATTCTTTTTCGTTCATGACAAATTCAGGCAAACCGTACGGATAAGATTTATAACGCATTTGATAGGGATACATACTATTAACATCCAACGAAACACCATCTTTACGGTAAGTCTTGTTTTGGTGAATTGGGTTAACGTATACGTAACCGCCCTTATACGATTTTCTTATGTCGTGATCGGCTCTTTTTGGCAACATTGGAAAAAGTTTATTAAACTTCTTACTATCGATTAAATCCTTATAAACTGCTAAACAATCCGCCGACGTTGTGAGCTTCGTTCCCATTTTTAAACGTTGCTCTAGCACTTGCGCCAATATGCAAACATCACGCCGTAAATAGTCCAATTCTTGCGCGGTCAACTCATGACCAGATGGCCTATAGATGCTGTAATCTATTTCGCCTTTGGTCATTTCGAGATGGTAGGTGTTGGCGGCATCGGCCAAACTCATAGTTACTTTTTTAAGACTATCAGCGAACACTATTTCTTTATCCATAGCGCGAAACTTTATTGAATAGAACCGTCCCATATCATCGATAAGCGTGCTTAGTTGCATATTGTCGTTTATCTGTTCAACGTGTTTAAAATCGTGTCTTAACAGATAATCAATTATAAATTTTCCATCGAACGCCAAATTATGAAACCAAATCCTAGCATTATTAAAATTTAAGATCGTGTCCATAAAACTTTCGATTGATAGACCATAAGTAAAAGTGTCATTATTACCGACCAGGCACACGCCCCACGCCCAAACAGGATTTTTTGCCACTCCCTCTTCTGTTGTGTTGGTTTCAAAATCGGCTGCATACTCTGCATAGTCCATAGCTCTATATATTCTTGACTATGTTAAGCATAGACCAAATGTTATCGTAATTATCGCCCTTGGTTGCTTCGGCAACGCCTGAATGTCCTTTATCATAATCACGTGTATAGCGATAAACGGCGGTCAAACCATCAAAATCGGTATAGTGATAAAGGTAATATATTTGATCGTCGGTTAAGTTATCTAATATGTTGGCTAATTCCTCCGTTAAATAACCCTCATCGCTTAAACGATTAGTAACTGATTCAATATACCCCCTGTTTTGCCTAGTTAACGCTTCGTCGGTCTTAGGGGCGTTTTTAACTGCTCGGTTATAGGCTTTAATCGCGTTTTCTAATTGTTCTAACGATTTGAACGGGTTATTACGCGGTTCTACCTGTGCTACTAGATTTTCTGTTCCACCTCGTCCGAAATCCTCACGAGATATTTTTTCTGGTAAATTCTTTGTGATTGATTCAACGGCTGCTATAACATCGTCTGGCTTGTTTAGCTCCACATTTTCACGGATGCTCTCGAGCCTTGCTCGGCGCTCCGCTCTGATTATGTTTCTCTCTGCTTCTGCAGTACGGTATTCAAAAACTTTTTCATAGGGCAAAGCGATATTACTATTTCGTTGCAATATGTAATTTAGAGATTTTCCCTGTGTCTCGATTCGATTTTCACGAGAATTAAACTCTCGTAATTGTCGAGCATAGGCGTTCTGCTCACGAGCGCTCATGGTCTGCACTTCGTCCCACGATTTAACAGGTACGGCCATTTGATTGATTTGAGCGTTAGTGATGCCCTTTTTTCGCAAGCGGTAAAGCTTATTACGCGCGTTTTTCTGCAATCGTGATAATTCTTTTTTACTAATAGCCATATCGCCCCGCCTTACTGTTGATGAATAAGCCCCTCCCCAGTTGAGGGGTAGGGGCTACCAATAACTAAAATTTATAAAACCTATTACATATCTAAATAACGATAGGTGCGACCATTGCGCGTTGCACGTGTCTTAGTGACCACCTTAATTGGATGAGCCCAAGTCTTAGGCATTCCGTAGGAATTAATAAGCGCCTTTACTGATTCATACACGCCCAATGAGGCGGAAAAATAGCACTCTCCATCTTGGTCTATAAGGATAACGGCGGGATTGTCCGTTTTTTCGCCTTCTTCGTCTCCACTGATAAAAGAGGAAGTGGTAAACGCAATATCAACAATATCAATATAGGTACCGTCCATATCCGACAAAGGCGCGGCGGTATTCTGTGCCTTAAATAGGCGGCGTTTATCCTCATCGGTTTCTACATCGAAAGAGGTTACAATGCCATACGCGTTTACACCTGTTTTGATTGCTTCATCAAAAGAAAGAGATTCATTGGTTTCGCGAATGAGTGCTAAAGATTCAGCCATTTTTAGTTCTCCTTTACGGTAGCATGTTTAATAAAATCATCTTCGGACAATTCAAAAACTTTTTCGATCTTAATAATGCCCTTAAGCGTTGCGAAGTCGTTGCCAGTTTCACGGCGTACCATTTTCAAAAGTCTCATATCTGAAACGGGTTTTCCCGTGTAAGTATATACGCCTAAATCTTTTTCGCCATCGGTGATAGTGGCTTTAACTTCTACAAACTTTTTTCGAATCATATCTAGTCACCCCCTTGCCCTGTGTCTTTATTCATAAAGCGTCTAGCAGCTTTACAACACTCGTTATACATTGAGTCGGTATCGTATGCAATAATGCGCTGTTTGCTTTCGACTTTACGGTCTAGTTTGTCTCCGTTTCTCATTACTAGTATAAAGCGAGTTTCATAATAGGTATAATCAACGTCTATTATGATCTTGATAAATTCTAATGATGGAAACGTTAGTGAAAGTGCCTTGTTTACTTCGTTTACATCTACCATATAAACCAGCTCGCAAGAGGTAGTGAGAAGAATAAAAGAAGTGTTAGGGTTATGAGGGCTTTATCTATTGGGCACATAATACCTCCTCATAATCAATATAACTATATTTATCAATATAACAATAAATATGTAAGTTGTCATAGTTGGCTTGGTAAACAATATCACAGACACGAAACATGCAATCTTCGATAGGATCAGTTCCCCACTCAAGAAGAACAATTTTATTAATAGCAAAACCAAACGTATTGGCGATATGGTTCTTAATATCTTGCTTGCTATATTTCTTCATCTTTTGCCCCTTTCCCTTTTCGGTAGTTTCATTATATACGATATTGGCTATAATTAATAGGGCTAATTTTATTACTTGTTTTTATGGGGGTATTTTTGTTATGAATAATTGGAAGGTATGGGCTTTATTTGTTTTGTGTTGTGTTTGTTGGTGCGTGGTTGCGTGGTATGTGTTTTGGTGTGGTGGTTTTGGTTGTGGCTAGATCAGGCTGTTAGTTTGTTGGTGGTTTTGGCTGTGGTGGTTCGTGATTGGTTTTGGTGGTGGTGGTTCGTGGTTGGTTTTGGTGGTTTGTTTTGGGCTTGGTGGTTCGTGGTTGATTTTGGTGGTGGTTTTGGTGGTTGATTTTGGTGTGGTGGTTTTGGTGGTTGATTTGTTGATCGAATTGTGGTAGTATTATTTGTGTAAGGAAAGAAGGGCTAGAAAATGATGGTTAGGTTTTGGTGGTGGTTTTGGTGGTAGTATTATTTGTGTAAGGAAAGAAGGGC